CGTCTTTCCATGCAAATATGCGTAGTACGGAAAGTCGTTATCAATAACCTGTAGTCGATCCTCATCAGCGAACAAATGCTTGATGTGTTTGCGTAACCAGATACTCCCAGAAATATCATGATTGCCTTCCGCTGAGACAACTAGCACTTTGTCGAATTTTCTGAGCATCATCTCAACTGCTTCAGTCATTACTGACATCGCCAGGTCAACTAGCTTGCCATAACGGGTATCGGCGTCGAGTATATGACCTGACTGCGGAGTCACGCTTAGGATTCCATCCCAGTGTAAAAAATCTCCAAGCTGGCATAGCATCCCGATCCCGGAGCGAGGTGACGCTTTGATCATGTCGCTAATTGAGTTTAAGAAAACATCCCGAGCGATATTCACATCCCAATCATCGCCCGTCTCTGCCTCATAGGCATACATGCCTAGATGGAAATCCGTAATCGTTAGGAGAGTTAATAAATTTTCGTCGCTGACTTTTGGCGCAGGTGTAGTCTTAAATCTTTTTAGGTTGCTTTGTGCAGCCTCAATACGTTCAACCAGAATCTCAAACTGCCGCTTCTCATCTGTCTGCGACTTTACCCATTGGCGTACTGGTCTGCCGTCTTCATCGTAAAACGTGGAAACGCCCTTGATCTTATGCCCGTCTGGCACCGGGTGAACCCAATCGTGCTCCCTGCTGTATCCGCGCACTTGAGCCTTTTGCCTAATGCCAACGAGCACGTTTTTTACAGCGTTACGGGTGACCCCGATTTTTTTGGCAGCTTCCGCTTGAGACAATCCTTCTACTAAACAAAGCCTCACGCATTTCAACTGTTTTTCTGTAGAGCAAAACTCTAACAGCGGATGATCCATGCTATCCCCCTTTGATTTGCATGTACTCCGAATCTGCTGGGCATGTCAGCGTTACACCACAATCTAGCGCCCATGCCATAACCTGATCCATGAACTCGCACATTTCACCAGGTGATAACTTGCTGGTGCCGCGCACTTGTCCCTCAATCACCGTGTTATTACAGTAGATATCCTCTGTCCCGAGAAATTTGTTTTTCAGCATAAGCGCCATGCGCTCTTTGTCTATGTCTGCGCCTCCTGCCGTGAAGTGAGCAGCCATTTCTTCGCACCACATCCACCACAACGCATTCTGACTTTTTGATCTCTTGCCAGAATACCTAGACACCTTCCATTGTACAGGGTATTCCCAATTCCATTCACGCTCTAAATATTGCTGAAAATAGCGAACTCGATCCTCTAATTGATCTTTGCTTTTGACCAACCAAAACTCAGCCACGTTTTGCTTCCAATATTTTGTCCTGATACTGACGCCAACGAATGCATACTCTGCCGCATTTCGGGCATTGCTCGTACTTCGTTACCACTTCTTTGTTTTTTGTTTCCTCTCTGGAAACAGTCATCGCCCCGCATGAACACTGCATTATTCGCTCCTCGTCTCATGGTCAATCATCAAGTCGATGTAATGCTTGGCTTTGCGGAGATCCTCCACGCCACCCTTGTCCTTCCACCTTGAAACGTACTTGATCACCGCGTGCTCGCAGATGCCTAAGCCGTTCTCTAGCGCGTACTGTAAGGGCTGAATCTTGAACTGCTTGTAGTGATCCCCGCCAACTTGATGATCCCAACTGCTCATACTTCCTCCACTAATACCGTCCTTCCATCAGGACGTTTCTTAAAAGTCTGCCCACCGTCTTCCCACAGCTTAAACGTGCCCTCAAAAGGCGCATGTCGCTGCTTCGCCACCACTAGCTTGAATCCTGGCTCTTCCAGTAACTTGGTTTCTTTCTCGTTGAGGGGCATGCCCATCTCCGCGGCTTCTGCTAAACGAGCTCGTCTCTTGTTGTGCCAGCAGATAAATAACATGTGCGCCTGATCAACAATCGTGCCGCCTCCGCGAACATCAAATCGCGTTGGCAAGTATTCGTCGCCCCCAGACTGCGGCTTTCTGACGTGATGAACGACAGCGATATGAACATCCTTGGCCTCTGCCATACCTATCAACTGGTTGCAGAACAACCGCTCCCGCTCAATGTCGTCAGTCACCCCGCAGAACTGTAGGTTATCGAGAACAATAAACTTGCATCCCCTGTCAGCCATTGCAGCGATTGCACCCAATGCCTCCAGGGGCTTAACGCCACCGAGCGCCCTGTACCAACAAACTTTGTCCTGCACCCAGTCATAGAACCGCCTGGCGTAGGCGTGGGATATGCGATCAGATCCAGCGGCTTGCTTGCACATCATGAACGCCTGATCCTCGAGCTTCATCTCAAAGCTGGCTATCCCCACCGTTGCGTGACGCGCAACATGTAACGCCACTTGGGATATACATGTGCTCTTCTTGTGTCCGTTGATGCCACACCAAAGACTGACCGCACCCGTATGCATCCGTACCAGATGATGCGTATCAACCCACGGCAGCGTAAACCCAGTGAGATTGCCTCCACCTTCGACCCGGGCTAGGAACTTATCCTCAAATGCGTTGATGCCGACCACATCAGCCGCTTCGCTCCTGGCGAAGATTTCTTGCAAGTCCTTGTCGGTAAAATCAAACCTTCTTTCCTGTATCACACTTCCCACTCCCGTATTTCATCTTTTTGTTTTGGAAAGACCGATCTCCATCCGCACTCAATCGCTTTATCAACTGCATCGCGTTGAGACTCCGGGTCACAGCCCTTCAGTTTGTTCGCCACCAAAGTCAGCGCTCTCTCCGTTGTCGGAGCCTTAAATTTCCTCCTGTACTTAACCCAGTTTTTCCACGCCTCTGGATCGACTCCATCAGGCACTTTGCGACTATGTTTTTCCTTTGGTGGTTCTTTTGATGGTTCTTTGATGGTTAGATTACCAATATTGGGTGTATCCATATGCCCAATATCGGTAGAACTGATATGCCCGATATCGGTAGAACTGATAGACCCAATATCGGTAGAAATGAGGAGCTCATACAGGGTGCTTTTCGAGTACCTTCGAGTCTTCTTTAGCAGACCATGTTGCTCCAACGACTTCAGTGCTGAGGCAACGGTCTTCTGGTTAGCGCAACTACGCGCACAGATATCCTCATAGGAGGGCCAGCACTGATTGTCCTCATTGGCGCGATCTGCCAACGCAATCAGAATAGCTTTCTGCGTGCTAGTAATGCCGCTGACCATATTCAGCGCCCAATTGATTGCCTTAATGCTCATGCTGGATGAATCTTAGTCGCTTCTTCTATGACCTTAGATACAAATCCATTGCCCTCTGAGACCCTCCGGAGAGCGTCTCTGAAGCGTTCTTTGTCACCCCTAGAGGGTACCCTACCAAGAGCCCTATCGTGCTCCCAGAGCTCAATGACGAACTCGTCAGCGGTGCTTTGCGATACTCGACGCCTGGACTCCTGCCTATAGTGGGTTTCAGGATACAAATCGTCGTAGTTTAGGTTAACTGCGTCCAGAACCTCAGTGGCACCGCAGCCGGCCTTACAATGTATTAGAACTACGCCATCGGCCTTTTCAGTGATATGCAAACTAGGTGATCTATCTGAGTGTGCTGGGCATACCGCAACCCAACGTCCATCCCCCAATTCTTTGTATTTTTCTACCCTGTTGAGAAGCTTTTCAGCCGTCATTTACGCCCCCTATGCGTGATATAATGGATAACCCTCCACCCCCGTGGACTTGCCCCCGAAAGGGGGCTTTTTTTAATCTTCCTCCCAACCAAAAAACGTCCCCAGGTCTATTCCCATCGCCTCACACAATGCTTGGATCGTATGGGCTTTAAGATTAGGCTGTTGACGCCACCTGACAAGTTGTTGCGGCGTGCAGCCGACTCTCCTCGCCATTTCAACGCTAGAGATATTCTTGCCGTCTTGCAGGGCGCACAGACGTTTACCACAGTCAAAATATTCCATCAAAACGGAATATCCTCCATTGAGGAGACAGTCTCTGCTTGCCGCGGCCTTGCGCCAGACGGGCTAGCTTCACCCTGTTTCGCCTGACTAGAGATGCTCAGGTATTTCTGACCATTCTTGTCTTCTTTGAGCCAGGCAGAAAGCCAACGATCCTCGCCCTCTACATTGATACTGCCCTTGTAATCTGGCTGCTTATCGTTTTGCTTCTTATCATTGCGAAAAAGCACTCCGCGATTAGTGTTGTCATAGTCCATTTGCCACCTCCTTCCGTGCAGCGTTCATTTCATTAGTCTTTAAATAAGACCTCTCAGCGGTGGTGAATACACCCCCTTTAGTCGGCGCCAAACCAAACAGCGCCTCCCTGGTGTCGTTGTCGAGCTCCATATAGCACTCAGCGACCCAAGATACGTCATCCTTTTCTATGCCCTCTTTAATAGCGATTACGGATGCCCAGTTCTCTCTAACAGCGTGGAGATGATTGGCAAGTTGCATTCCTCGCTGTTCATATGCTTTCAGCTTGCTCTCAATCTCTTCGTTAATAGCCTGATTGGTGATGGCGTTAGCCACCTCCTCAGCACTAGCATACTCCGTCCCGGCAAACCCGCATGCGCTTAAACAGCGCCCAATGGCACTAGTCTCGCAGTTTTCGAGGGCGCTGGTGCGATTGATATTGCTGGAAGACCTGAACTCCTCTGCGAAGCCGGTAGCGCGTACCCTACCAGATTCGTCCTTTATTATTGCCTTGATCACCACACATTCTGCGTCCAGGCTAACAATCTCTGTCTCAATCGACCAATCCGGCTTTGCTTCAATAAACTCAGCAACTCGAGTGCTAATGAGTTTATATTCTTTTCCGCGGATATTAACGGTTCCGCTCATATTCACCCTCCATTATCAATTCAACAACTTCTTCTGCATTTAGAACTGCGCGCCCTTGGTAAGTGCATTCTTTGATGTCCAAAGTGCCGACTTGGTGCAGCCCACGCTCACCCCAGAACTCATGGGGTTCAACCTCCTCCTCATATGTATACTTTGTAGACAGGTCATGCGCTTCCACCGCTATCCA